GACCATTTAGATAACTTGTTGCTAGATTTTTTTGCACCTGAGTATGTACCACCTGAGGACTTGTAATACTTAACAGCTAACTGCATCGCACGTGCCGAGTGTTTACCACCCATCTTCGCTTTGGCTCTGGCCTTTGCTGCGGCCCATTTAGCAGGATTGCGTTTGGTTGCGGTACTCATCTATTTACCTAAGGTCTTTTTGGTTTTCTCTACTTGTTTTTTTGCCATCCTGCGCCTGGTTAAGTCTCTACGCTGAGATGGAAACAAAGTCTTAACATCACCGCCAAACAAAGTTTTTTGTGATGCAGTCCTTCTAAACTCTTTGGCATCAGCTACGGCCTTTGCTCTATCAGCCTTACCAAACGAAGATGACTTGTACGTACTATCTTGTGCTACTGGCAAGAGAGTGCCTCCATAGGCCTTGCCTGTCTTTTGTTTAAAGATATCGGCTGCTTCTCTGGTTACACCTGGATCATTAATCCTACCACCTGGCGGTGCTGCTATTCTTCTAGCATAACCCATTGCGCCACTAGGCCCTGATATTGGCTTAAAGTATTTGAGGAACGGATCTTTCGCTATCCTCTTTAAATATGCTTCTTGTGGACCCATGCATCAACTATAACGAAAAAAAAAATAAAATCAACATCGAGTTCTGGGGAAAAATAATGCGTGTATACTACCTCTTGTAAGTAGTAGTATCCAATTTTTAAACCCCCCTACCAATCACAGTCCCTCTCAGCGTGAACAGTTCTGTAGGCCGAGCTAACCTAAATCTATATGTACCTTGAAGTCTCCTACAATCTGATGTTGGTGTTTGTCTGGTGCTTTGAATCCCGCTCGGTCAAGTATATCCTTCGCTGATTCCATCTGAACATACTCTGACTTGGCGTTCTGTGCGAGCTTAGTCAACGTACTCTGTGCCTTGAGACTGTTGATGCCAAAGGATTCCTGTATCTGTTGATACATATACTCGGCTACATGAGGTTTCTTCAGAGTTTGATAGCCTTGCACATCAGCACTACTTTCCTTGAATCCTGCGAGCTTTGCCGCCTCGCCCACAGAACACCCTGTACTAACTAATGTATCTACTAGTGTCTTTTGTCTGCTGTTTAGCGAAGGCTGTTTCTTCGGTAATATAGCGTTAACGTTGCTGAGTTTGGCCATAGCTTGTGTACTCCTTAAAAGAATTTCGGTTGTTGCAGTTCTATAGAGTAACACTACCGTTCTATCTGTCAAGCCACCCAACGTAACTTGTTGATTACATTACAACCGAAATGCTATTTTTACATTGGCTCGTTCTGGAATCTGCTGAGAAAAGCTGAGAGAGTTGTTGTATCAATAGTTGTAATTGCACTCTTGTATCATCTTGCTCGCCAATAGTCCCCATAGTAATTAGTAATTTAAGTTAAACTTTCGCGGAGAATACATCAATCGTTTCACTTGTAAAGTCCTGCGGACTTTCTCCTCTACGTTCCGACTTGCTGCGCAAGTACGACGTTCTCCGATTGATCGCTTTGCGTTCACCGCAGTTTAACTTAAATACAATTATATAGGAGACTATTATGAGCAAGAAAGATACATTCAAACAAGCAATTACAACATTGATGACACAACCTGAGAAGGCAGATGACAGAAGTGATTACGAGCCAATGCGTGAAACAGCAAACGATTTAGTTCGTATGTACACAGTCAAATGGCACAGATGTCAGATTCAGATAGAACGTAAGCTAACCAAACTCAATGAGTTTGCTCAAGCCAAAGGCTATCATGACTTTGAGTCAATGCCACAATCAGAAGTAGCTAACAACTACGACATCGAGGAAGAAAATCAGGTACTTGAAAACTTCAAACTAACTCAATCAGAACATACTTTACGAATCGAATTAGTTCAGAAAGTATACGACGAGTTAGGTTATTCACACCCTGAGAAAATCAACATGAAACCTGACATGAGCTGGATATACAAAGATAATACTCCAGCTAAACCTCGAGGTTCAGTTGTTACTAAACAACGAGCTAACATAAGTTAGTTTCTACGAGTTAGCCTTCTCGATAAAAAAGGCAACCTAATTAATATACTGGTTACGCAGTTCCAGTAAGTAAAAACTGCATTAATTTAAAATAAAGTATTGCAATCATAGAACAGATGGTATACACTTATTAGAACAGTTTTATTAGGGTAGAGTTAGCTTTCTCTAAAATAAAAAAGCATAGAATTACCGAGCGTGGGTTTGAATCCCACTAGGTATAGGTACTAGTCCAGGTACATTGTATTCTGGGTAGGAGTCTGCGTAGAGTTGTCCGCTAGTACCGCCATTTAGGTATAGGTGTAGGGAGACTAGCATTACCAATAGTACAAGATATTATTTGGGACAGAGATAATGCAGAATGTCTTTAAACTACTGGAGTCCACCAGATTGTACCCTACATTTTTTTTACGGAGGTATAGATGGACCAAATATTATTATTAATCGCTCTCATACTGTTGTATGTCATGGCAGTCAGAGCATAACTAAAGAGGTGTAGTCATGCAGTTAATCACAAAAGAAATAGAGCGTAAGCTCAAAGCTAATCAAGCCATGATGGATGAAGCAGATGAAAGAGGAGATGATTCTTTTTCTATTGCTGAACATCAAGCAGTCGTTAAGTTATTCAACCCAGTTGGTGCAGGCACATGGTTTCTATTCAGTATGGATGACAATGGTAGAGCATATGGTTGGGCCAAAATATCTGATGGTGAGTATGGATATGTAGATGTCAATGAGTTACAAGAACTAGATGTGGGTTTTTATCTTGGTATAGAAAGAGACATAAATTTTACAGGAGATACATTCAATAACATAACCAACGCATGGAGTTAATATGGGTAAAGTAATAAGCGATAAACCAGACAAGCTAGTTAGTATTAATGGTAAGTCTGTAGATGACAAATGGTATAGGTATACAGTAAGAAGAACCAGGACAGAAGTAACTGAATGGGAAATAGAATCTACTAAAAAACTTGACAAACATATCTTAGTTCATAGTGCTTTATGGCGTGAAAACACAGGTGGCAACAAGGCATTTCCATATGGTTTAACTGAGTACAATGGCTTTGATGTAGATGTATCACATGGCACACCATTAGTTGACCACGACACAACAGAATGGACACACAAACTGGAGGATGATAATGAGTAGAGGCACACCAGAACAAGACTTAGATACATACATGGATAATCAAGATCAGCAAGAAGCAGAGTTTAATCAAGAACAAAGAGAAGCAGAAGATATAGCCTGGAGTATACATGAGTTTATAGATTCAGCTCCAAGATTATTATCTGCTAATCATACAGATGATATGGAAATTATTCATCGTACTGATGAACATGTACTAACAATTAATATCATGATGACTGAGGTAGAGTCAGAAATATTTAAAGAGTACATTAGAAATCATGGTAGTAAATTTGTATTACAAAATTATTGGGAGGAAAAAGATTAATGGAAGCATGGCAACGTAGATATAAGGATCGTAAACAAGAAGCCTATTATAAATATCGTGATAGGTTAATGAAAACAGTTAAGCCTGATTATATTAGGCCAACAACATTTACTGAGGTTGTACATCAAACAGCTATGCAAATGGCTGAGAAGTATATGACATCACTACGCATGGGAGAACGCAATGGGTGAATTATGTTTAACAATGGAAGAACAAGTCTGGTTAGTACAACTTATCAGTACCAACACAGAGACTGCTGCAAAGTTTATGGAAAATCTAAATGAAAGTAATGTAACGGAGTACGATCAAGAGTACATCAGACTGATGACTGAGTGCTATGAATCCTCAAAAAAATTAGGAGGATTGATAGCTAAAATTAAACACAACATAGAGGTAGATTACGATGACAGAATATCTAAAGAAGTTTGAAGATAGACCTGACTATTGGGAAGGTAGATATCAGAGTACATTACATACACTAAACACATTGCTTGAGGTTAATGTTAGTGTCAATGCAGATTTGCTATCTAAAATGTCTGATAAAGAAAAACAAAAACACTTAAATGCTATTGCTATGGTAGCAACTGAATATGAGTGGGAACAAAATGCTAGATGATTTTTGTAAAGGGTTAAAATTTATTTTAACGTGGGTGCTTTTGCCAATCATAATTGTATTAGTAATACTAGGTTTACTAGATATACTAATTGATTTTCTGTTTTGGCAAGGCTATGAATAATTAACTATGAGGATATTACTATGAAAGTAAATGCTAATGACGTTGGTAAATTAATAGATGAAATAGAAATATTAGAAAAAGACAAAGCTAAGTATAAAGAGTTGTGGGAAAAAGAGAAAGCTATGTGGGGTGGCAAATGGAATAAGCTTGTTGAGCTAGAAAATATTGTTGAGTTTATGATGGACTATACTATACAACAACGCAGATTACACAAGCACAACCATGACCATTGTCTTGCTAAAGTTGTAAACAATATCTCTGATAAAGATGCTGCTAGTTTCTTAAATGCTTTTACTAATATGCTAGAAGCAAAACTAAAACATGAACCAGATAGGTATGCATTGGTTATGGAAAGCATGAACCTTGATTCATTAATAAAAGGATAGGAGGTTATATGAAAGGCACAGGTGCAATACGCAAAGTAAATAAGTTTGAGTTAGTTAAAAAACATTTACTAAAACGTAAGAAGATTACTAGTTGGGAAGCGATAGAAAAGTATAGAGCAACCAGGTTGTCAGATATTATTTGGAAGTTAAGAAATAAAGGTTACTCTATTGCTAGTGAATGGGTAACTAATAAAGATGGTATGAGGTATACAGTCTATCATTACTGGGGAGGTAAAAATGAATAAAGAAAAGTTAATGAATAAAGTTGCAGACCTTGAAGTATCTCAATCAGTTGCAGAGTTTCGTAACTGGTGTG